TAGCTTCTGCACCCGATGCCGGATCTAGAAGTACTACAGTATCATTAATTGATATAACGTTAGTAGCTGTTGCGCCACCACCAATAGTAACTACTGATTCGTTGTTACCACCTGCTGCAGCCACACTACAATCGTCATATGCAATATGTAATCTATTTTGTTCAGACCAGATTACTTGATCCGAGGTCATAGGCATTTCTGCGCCGACCATTCTTAAGAAGCCAGATAACGTTCTGTTTCCATAACGCTCTACTTCTTGTTCATAAATTTCTGGTAAATATTGTTGCGAAAAGTCATTAGCACCGCCATCAAACGCTAAATAGTTTGAAGCCAATGTTTGTTGAACCTGCGACGGAACAATACTCCCAAATTGTGGAGTTAAAGCCATAATTATTAATTTTAATTAGTTAAACTTTCGTTTTTTGATTTTCAATTTTGTAGAATCTGCGCCACTAATAGATTTTACTTTAAAACCTCCGACAAAAACTTCACCTGTATTTCCTTCTCTTGCTTTCACATCAGAAAGATTTTTAGATGTTTTTACCACATCTTTTACAGCATCCGCTCTGCCTTGTTCGTAAAAATGACTAGCGATTTGATCTACATTATCAGCAGCATACATTGCTTTGTGATAACCAACCGGGTCTGTTATATTGCCGTCTCCATCTAGGAACTTCCCGATTAGATTGCTAATGTTTGATTGATTTTCTGCAATTGAGCTAGGATCTTTTATACCGTATCTAAACTTCTTTTCACCAACTTCGAAATCAAAACCTTTGAATTCATCGGTAAATAGTTGCTTAGTATCATTTACAAAAGTTTCATGCCTTTGCGTAGCTATTTCTTGTTCTTGGCTATAACGGTTAAAAAAATCTAAAGCTTTTTGTTGTTCTTGATTAATACCTGGACGTAGTTTAATTTC